AGGGATAGGAGCGGCTGGTGTAGATTATAATGTGGGGCGAAATGAAAAAGGTCAAATAAATTACCTTTCGGCTACAATTGCTCATAAAGGGAAAGGAGTTGGTAGGTCTGTTTATTTAGACGTTCCTCCAGGAAACAATGTTGTAGTAAAATCTGTTTCTGTTCCTGAAATTGGTTTAGGAGAGAGAATGACGGTATCAACTGAAAAATTGAAACAGGGTGCTATTGATAGTTCTAGCGTTGATAAATATATAGATACGGCATTTCCTAAAAATAGCGAAACAGTAACTTTTAAAAGTGATGCTCAGGTGGCTTCTTTGAGTTTACCTGCTCTTCCTAGGGTATCAGATAAGACTTATTCTGATGATCAATTAAGAGAGTTAAACAAGATTAGGGCAGGTACAGGGGTTGCTAATCCAGCGGTTCCTGAGGTTGGAGCTGGTTCTCTTGGGATTGGTGAAATACCTGGTACTGGTTCGTTAACTGGGGCAGGTGAATTGGCAGGAGCTGGAACTCTTGCAGGTAGTGGCGCAACTACTGCAGCAGGTACAGGCCTTGGATGGTTGGATAAGATTATAGAATGGCTTAAAAAGTTATTGAATGCAATTCTTGGAATACCTGGAGCAATTTTAAATGGATTAAAAGCTTTATGGGATTGGCTTGCTAAAATTTTACAAGCTATTTTAGCTATTCCTGGGGGCATAATAAACATTTTAAGTAAGATATGGGAATTTCTTCAAACTCTCTCTAAAGTCATTTCTGACGCAATTACAGGGGCTATAACGTGGACATTCTCGATTGATGAAACATGGCTAAAAGGTCGCTTAAGAGGGTTAAATGACCTTTTCAGGAGAAAATTCCCTGTGATGGTTCCTTTACGGTATGATTTTAATGATAAGGACACAATAGACGATATGAGTATCAATATTTTGGGGTCTAATTATGTGATATTAAACGGAGCAACAGCAACTAAATTGGCTTCGCCAATTAAGATGGTATTTAGAGCTTTAGCTTATGTATTGATGGCTTTATTCTTTGCTAGAAAATTCCATAAAGTGGCGGAGGATTAAAGATGATACAAGGAATTTTAGATGTTTGTTTTAGTGTTTTAGAGTGGTTAATAAGTTTATTTCCATCTTTTGAATTTGTAAATAATTTTGTATCAGCTTTAAATGCAGTATCGAATATACTATATGAGGCATCTCCATTTGTGCCTTTTAGAGATATTTTTATCTGTATAGGGTTGATATCTACGTTTTATGTTTCGCTTTTCGGTACGAAGTGTTTAAATTGGATTATTCATCGAATACCGTTTATTAACTAAAAAAATAAGAAAGGGTAGGCAGGATAAAACGGAAAGCCCGCATTTGCGGGCGCCCGTTTTATCTGCTAAGCATTGGTTATTGTTTATGAGAAAAAAAGGTATTCGAGGAAAGCAATTTGAGGTGCTTTCGGAAAAGCCTGCATATTTGAAGATTTTTAGCTTTATAGGCGCTTTGTCTTATGATTTGTATAATCGTATTAAGAACGGCAAAGAATTTAGAGAATACGGTCTAACCTTGTATTGTGGTCGTCAGGGTGGCGGAAAAACAATGGCTATGACTGAATATCTTGAACGCATGAGAAAGAAGTATCCTGAAGCGATTATTTGTACCAATTTCGGTTATGTTCATGAGGATGTGCCTATGAATAGCTGGCAACAGCTTTTCGAGCTGAGAAACGGCCTAAAAGGGGTTATATTTGCCATCGATGAGATACAAAATGAATATAACTCAAGCGCTTGGCAAAAATTTCCTGAAGGCTTGCTGGCAGAGATTACTCAGCAACGGAAACAGCGTATTAAAATTGTCGGTACAAGTCAGGTTTTTACACGTGTAGTGAAGCAGTTAAGAGAGCAGACATTTGAGGTTGTCGAGTGTCGAACGATTGCTGGACGTTGGACTTTTACAAGGGCATTTGATGCTGAAGATTACAACGCAGTTTGTGAACGTCCTGAAGCAAAAATGAAGCTACGTCGATTATGGCGCAGAAGTTTTGTCCAATCGAAAGAACTTAGAGAAAAATATGACACTTATGCCAAAATTCAAAAGATGGCTGAAGCAGTAAATAAGGGGTAAAAAAAGGGGCTGCAAGCCCCTTGAGAAAGCCCCCGCAGGGGGGTTTCTTCTTATCTTGATACATATAGAAATAACAAGATTTTAAAAATCAGGCATAAAAATAGGCCTAAACCCTTGATATTACTGACTTTTTAGGCACAAAAAAAGCCTTGTTTTTTGTGAAAGCTTTTGATATAATTTAGGTGTTCAATCAAAATCATAAAAAGCTAGGAAAATTGCAAGGACTTTTTTCTATATTTCTTTGTAATTACAGGTAAATTATAACATGACAGAAGTCAAAAATCAAGTATTTCAGGATATATCAAAGACTGGAAAAGATAGAAAATGGAGAGAACGCAAATTAAAAAATATTGAACTGGCAGGACAGTTAGATATTTTGGGTTATCGTTCATTTGAGCGAGTATATCAATGCGCTGAAGTTCTAAAATTTGTTGAGCAGTCTGACGGAACGAAAAAACTATATCAGTCTTATTTCTGCAAAAATAAGCTGTGTGCTCTGTGCAACTGGAGAAGGTCGATGAAGTACTCATATCAAGCAAGTAAAATTGTTGAAGAAGCTATGACTAGGCAACCGAAAGGGCGCTTCCTATTTTTGACTTTGACCGTTAAAAATGTGACAGGTCAAGAACTAAATCAGTCTATGACGGATATTCTTATAGGCTTCAATAGACTGATGAAGTATAAAAAGGTTGATAAAAATCTGATTGGTTTTTTAAGAGCGACAGAGGTTACTTATTCCAAAGAATTAGATAGCTATCATCCTCATCTGCACGTTTTACTAATGGTTAAGCCAGGCTATTTCAGGTCAAAAGCTGACTATTTAAAACAGGAGGAATGGACGGAACTTTGGCAGAAAGCTATGAAGCTAGACTATACTCCCTTAGTTGATATTCGAGCGGTAAAAGCCGATAAAGGCAAAGGCTTGAAAGGTGCTATTTTGGAGACTGCAAAATATCCTGTAAAACCGTTTGACGTGACTGATGAAAAAACGGATTTTACGGATCAGGAGAAACTGCAGATAGTAGATGATATGCTGACAGGATTGCACCGAAAAAGACAAATTGGCTTTGGTAAGCTATTTAAGGAAATCAAAAAAGACCTGGACTTTGATGATTTAGAAGACGGTAACCTTGTTCAAACTGGAGAGGATAAGGACGGCACTTCTTCAGGTCGTGAAATTGTAGCAATATGGAATTGGGAACGTAAAAATTATTATTTGAAGTAAAACAGAATAATGTGGTATAATTGAGTTATAAAATGTAATGCAATAGCACACCAAAGCCCTAGAGGATGGCAGTCCTCCAGGGCTTTTTTTACGTTCTTTTCAGATTAACGGGTATCTTGGGCTAGCTTCGGTCTTTGTCCTTGCTATCTAACCACTTGCAGATGTAGTGTGCAGCTACTTCTGCCATAATAGCAAGTAAGACGTCAAAAATGTAATGCAATAAGCTCACCTCCTTTCACGAACCTTACGGAACGCAATCGGTAACCGAGAGCGATACTAGTATAGCAAAAAAAAGAAAAAGATGTAATAGATTAAAAAATAAAATTAGTTTGCGGTTTTATGTCGCGAAAGTTCATTGGACAGTAAGCAGGGACAGATTAAACTTGAAATCGTGTTGGTGGGGCATTAGACCGACCGACAGACGATTTTAAAAGTTTAGTCCCTGGTTTCTTACTGTCAATGAAACGTGAAATAAATATATAATGGCTAAAATCAATCCAAATGCTTTGATTGCTCGTAATCCATTACCTGCAAAAGCTGAAATGTTCATGACCGTTAATATTGCGACTAAAAAAGTTGCCTTTGACCGTTTTGAAAATGTTGAAGCGGTTGATGTGGCTGCATAATGAAGCCTGAAGAAAGTTCAAACTTATCAACTGCCTTTGAGTCTTACAATAAAACTCTACTTGATAAGCTGAACGAACAAACAAAAGCGACTAATAAAGTCTATGACGAATTAAAGAAATTTAATGAGCGCATTGATAAAGATAAACAGGAACAAGAGCAACTTGAAAAGAAAAAGCAAGATGAAAATCAAGATAAGAAACAAGACTCTGATGCAATTCTAGAAGAATTGAAAAATCTATCTAAGCTGACAGAAGAAAACGGTAAGCAAACCGAGACTGATGAAAAAATTGCGAAGATAGTCTCCAAAGTTGAAAAAGATTACGATTTGTACCATATGCAGGCTAATGTCATCACATTTTATGGAGTGATTGTCATTCCTGGTCTCCTTTTATTTTTCTTTATATATCATTTATTAAAACAATTTATATTTTAAATACTTGTCTATGGGTAAAGACGTTAAACTATACCTAAATTAAAATTTTGGAGGATTTTTTCTATGATTACAGCTGACCTTTTAGCACCTGTTAAGGACGCAGTTTTGCAGGCAGTTCCATCTATCTTGCCAGTTGGTGCCGCTGTGTTAGGAGCGAGCCTTGCTGTTCGCTTTGCAGTATCAACGCTCAAGAAATTCTTTTAATCAAAAGCACTCGAAAGGGTGCTTTTTTTGATAAGGAGCAAAATGAAAAAAATTTTTAAAAAAATAGCAGTTTGTTTTTGTATAGTTACATTACTTTTTACGAGTGCATTTAAGCCTAGAGAAGTTAAGGCAGATGCAGGAGCATTGTCTGGAGGGTTGCTTCTTGGAGGTCTAAACCCTGCAGTTTTACCTTGGGTTGTATTGGGTATAGTTGCTTGTGTTGTGTTGGGTTATACTATCGAGCATTTTGATGAAGTTAAAGCTGTAGGTGGTGCAGTAGCGGATGAGCTTAAAAAAATGGGTCATTCTGTTGGAGAATTTGTATCAGGAACATCTGTAAAAATTGATGGTACTTTAAAACAAGCAATTAAGAATGTAGGGGCTGGATTAGGTTCAACTGCTACTGTTCCTAGTACATTAGTTTATAAAGGCGGTTTGTTGACCAATACTGGAGTTATAGCACCTAATTCAACTAAAATGATGGTTGGTGGCGGACCTTCAGCATCATTGTTTGTTGGAACGGAAAAGCCGGCATATAATTGGTTATTTTCTTCAGATAGTTATAAAGAGGGGAGAGATTATCTCGTTCCTCAATTAACTGTTAAGGTTGAATTAGAGCCAACGGACTCTAAAGTTAAATTAAGAACGGTTACTGATTC